AGGCCGACGCCTTGCAGGCTGCCATGCCTGACGCGGTCGAAGTCCGCGGCAATCAGAGCATCGACGAAAAGGAAGAGCGGTTGCACGCCTTCACCACGGGGCAGATTCGCCAGTTAATCACCAAACCGGAAATCGCCGGTTTTGGACTCAACTGGCAGCACTGTGCCCATACGGTATTCGCCGGCCTGTCGTATTCCTACGAATCGTTCTATCAGGCCCTGCGACGGCTGTACCGCTTTGGCCAAGAGCAGAACGTCGACTGTCACGTGATCTTTTCGCACGCCGAACAATCCATCATCGACACGATCCAGGACAAAGGCGCCAAGCACGAATTGATGAAGTCCAGAATGTGCGAGTACATGGGCGGCTGGCAACGCGACAATCTGAGCGATCGGCTCACGCTGTCGCAGGTTCCAGAACCCACGCTGCACAGCGGCGAGCAGTGGCAGCTCTATCACGGCGACTGCGTCGACGTCCATCGCCGGCTCATCGACGACTCGATTGATTTCTGTATCCATAGCCCGCCGTTCTCGAATCTGTACATCTACAGCGATTCGCTGGCCGACATGGGCAACTCGAAAAGTCACGACGAGTTTTTCCGCCATTACGAATTCCTGATCGCCGAACTGTTCCGCGTGACCGTACCTGGCCGCTTATGTGCCGTGCATTGCAAGGACTTGCCGCTCTACAAAGGCCGCGACGGGGCCGCCGGCCTGTGCGATTTCCCGGCCCAGATCACCGGGGCCTTCGAGCGGCACGGCTGGACGTTCCACAGTCGCGTCACGATCTGGAAAGACCCCGTGACCGAAATGCAGCGTACCAAGAATCACGGTCTTTTGCACCGCCAGCTCTGCAAGGATTCGAGTGCCAGTCGCCAGGGCATGGCCGATTACCTGCTCGTCTTCCGCAAGTGGCCGCAAGAGGTTTTGGACGAATTCCCCAAGCCGGTCACGCGTGGCGATCCCTACTGCCGCTTCCAGCACTACGTCGGCGAAGAGGGTCCGCCCTCCGACCTTCTGCCTTCCGCCTTCAGCCCTCAGCCTTTGACCAAAGCCGATCCCTACTCCATCGCCGTCTGGCAGCGTTACGCTTCGCCCGTGTGGTTCGACATCAACCAGATGCGGGTCTTGAACTACCGGCTGGGCCGCGACGACAAAGACGAAAAGCACATTTGCCCGCTTCAGCTCGACGTGATCGAACGGGCTATCGAGCTGTGGACGAATCCCGGCGACCTGGTCTGCGATCCGTTTAACGGCATCGGCTCGACCGGCTACGTGGCCTTGAAGGCAGGCCGCCGCTACGTCGGCAGCGAGTTGAAAGATTCCTATGTACAGCAGTCGCTGACCAACTTCGACCTGGCGATCAAACAGCGTGACGAAGCACAGAAGCAAAAGGTCCGGCGTCCACTGCTGCCGGGATTTGATTTCGCCACAGAGGGCACAGGGCACACAGAGAAATCCGATCCATCGGAGGCCGTTGCCGCATGACTTTTGAAATCAGCTGCGTCGAGAGTGTGATCGAAAACGAAATCAAGCAGGGCCTGAACCAGCGGAAGATCGCGATGACGTATGCCCTGGGCATGCGATCGACCTGGCCCACCGATTGGGCTCGCGTCAACGCCGCGATCCTCACCCGCTGGCCCAAGGGCCTGGAGCGGATCAAGAAGCTGGCCCATAGCGGAAAGTGCTTTGATGATTGAATGGGTGGCAATCTCGCGAACTAACATCGAAAAGGAAATCGAGAGAATTACGCAGTCCGTAGATCAGCCGATTCGCATGCATCCCAAGATCTGTATCTTTCCGCCGGGATGCGAACCGCTAACGGGTGAAGATGTCCTCGGCTGGTGGCGCAGGATAAATAACATTCAATGATTCACCAACCCAATAGCGGTCTGGCCGACTTGATCGCCCAGCAAACGAAGCTCGGTCGGCGGATCACTTTTCAAGACGATGCCCGCGGTCGTTGCTTGCAGGTGTGTGTTGAGGCGAATCCATCCGAACCACGACGCCGATACGTTTATGTGCAATGCGTCGACTACGACTGTCTGTACTCCATGCAAGACTCGCTTGAGATCGCGGCCGACGTGGTGGCCCGCTCCCTCAAGGCCCTCTCCGCGTCCTCTGCGTCCTCCGCGGTTTAATTTGCCCTGCCCACAATCCCACCAGGAATCGTCGCGATATGTTTGATCACGTCATCCGTTCCATTACGCCAGGCCAGTCTAGAATTCTGTCGATGCTCGACACGATCGTCGGCGGTGGCACGCTGGCGTCCGAAGAAATTTCCAACTTCGGCTCCGACGCCCCGACCGGCAAGCGGGCCCTGACGATCATCGACGATCCCCAGCCGCAGATGGTGCCGGTGACGTTGACGTTCCAGCGGAGCCTGATCGCGTGCCGCGGCGGATCGAATATCCCGGCCCACGTCGACGCGGCAGCCGATCACGAGCTGACCGCCCGCTGGCAGCGGATCAACGAGCTGACCGACCAGATCGCCACGCTGCAAGCCGAAGTGGACCTCGCAAGTCAGGAAACCGACCAGCGGCCCAGCCTGATCCTGATGCCGCAACTCTCCGAAGCTGTCGACGGCCGCACCGGCCAGCAAGCCTGGACCGCCGAATACGACGGCCTGATCGCCAGCGGCGGCACGCCCGAAGAAGCCTACCGCAATTTCGACGCAGCCTGGTTCAAGGGGACGGAGTAGTTCTTGCGATTTCCGCAGGGTGAGCCAATCGAGTGAGGCAACCTGACAAGGGGACTATCTTGGTGCAACGCCAGGACCCTGCGACTTTTCCCAGGAATTCCTAAATGCTGGTCGTCCGAATCGAACTCTGGCCGCACGGCGACGAGTCTCGCCGTAAGATCATGGCGACGGGAACGATCATCAATGACGGCAGCGGCTCGTCGACGTGTGGAAATTACCTGGTGAGCTTCCGCCGCGTGTCTACTGCCGGCCGGCTTAGTCAGCCCGTGACGGGATGCGTCAGCGGATTTCCGCGAAAGCGATCCGGTCCGTGGGAACTCCTGGCCCTGGCATTGCAGAACGCACTGGGCCACCGTCTAAAGAAGCTGCCGAAGCGATGCCAGAGTCAATAGCCGAAAGCGTCCTGTTCCTCGACGACGACGCGGATCGCCGGCATGCGTTCGTTCGCCGCGAGCCGCGGGCGATGCTCGTGCGGACGGCGGCCGAAGCGATCGACGCCCTGCGATCTGGCGGTCCGTGGGAAGACGTCCACCTCGATCACGACCTCTCCGGCGAGACGTACCAGGACAGCGATAGCGACGACTGCGGCATGGAAGTCGTCCGCTGGATTCTGCTTAACAAGCCAGACGTCCGCACCTTCGTCGTCCACACCCACAACGAGATCGCCGCCCCCGTGATGGTCGCCGCCCTGGAATCCGCCGGCTACCGCGTGTTGCGAATCCCGTTTCGATTCGAGAAAACCGATGCACCACCCGTCGAGAGCTACTGTGTCGAACGACGATACCATCGCACCGATCGTTACCTGCCCGGAAGTAATCGCGTCAAGCTGCCGCGATACCATGCAGGAACCGTTCGTCGTGTCGATCCAGATCGACGCGGACCGCCGGCGAACAAAAACAATCATATCCGGGACCACGCCGCAACTCCCGTCGCGACTGCAACTTAACGGCTTTTTGCGGTTGATCGACAGCCGTACAGGTCATCTGGACCCAGATAATACTGACTGCTAAAATACGGACGCTGTTACCGCGTCCGCACAATTTGAACGTGCCTATAGGCCTTGGGTCGGCAGAACTGCGTTTTCGGACGCGGTAATAGCACTGTCGGTCCAAGGCCTTTTTTGTTGGGGGATGATCCCATGATGATGATTGCCAAAGCCAAGCCACAGCCAAAGGCGATCCAGCGGCTGATTCCCGCAGTCGGCTACTTGCGGGCCAGTAACAAAAAGCAAGACAAGTCGATCGGCGATCAGCAGGTAGAAATTGAAGCCTGGGCGGCACGCAACGGCTATATGGTTGTCCGCTGGTACATCGACGAAGGAATCAGCGGCAATGCCCGTCGCCGGCCGAGCTTCGAGCAGCTCATGGCTGACTGCCGCGGAGTGCGGGATTTTGAAACGATCTTGTGCTGGAAGCGGGACCGCTTCTCACGCAAGGATTTTCTCGACACGTCCGAATACTGGAAGGTCCTACGCGACACGCGCGTCGAGATCCATTCGATCACACAGGGCCCGCTGCGATTCGATTCGATCGGCGATCAGGTCACGGCACTGGTGGACCAGTACGGGAATCACGAATTTTTGCTGAACATGTCGCAAAACGTGTCCCGCGGCCTGAAGCGCGTGGCCTTGTCGGGCCGCTGGATCGGCCGGCGACCGTTCGGATTCGATCGGAATGCCGCCGGCTTCCTGGCCCCGAATCAAGATTCCCAGCACGTCGTCGACACATTTACGTGGTTTGTCCACGAAGGGTCGAGCCTGCTGGAAATCGCCAGACGGCTACAGCGGCGTGGTGTCGGACCCAAGACTTGGAAGCAAACCTACGTGCTGGACATGCTACGCAATTGGGCGTACATCGGGCACGTCGTTTACGGGCGCAGCGCCAGCGGCAAGTATTCACGCATTCTGGCAGGCGAGATTGTGATGGTCGATCGCCAGAATCGGGACAAGGCCACCGAGCAACATGATTCAGAATGCATCGTGGTCAAGAATGCCCATCCCGCGACTGTCGATGGCGATCTCTGGGAGCTGGCCCAGGACATGATTCGCCGCCGCCAGACGAAGCGTCGTCGCAAGCAAAGCCACTTGCTCACTGGCCTGGCCAGGTGCGGCCACTGCGGCACGCCGATCTGCGGCGGGAGCCAGGTCCGCGGTGGCAAGGAATACAGGCGATACGTCTGTCAGACGCGGACCAGCAGTAAAGGCATGCGGCCGGACTGCCGTTACTGTGTCGAGGCCGCAGGTCTGCACGACGTGGTCATTTCCGAAGTGATGGACCGGCTATTGCGAGACGATCAAATCGAGCGGCTACGGGCCGACGTGGTCGACTACGTGACGCAGAAGCGACGGGAGCAGGGGCAGGTAGAATCGTCGCATCGCGACCAGCTTGCTAGCGTCCAGTCGCAGCTCGATAAGGCCGAACAACGGCTGTCGGTTGTTCCCGACGACATGCTGCCGAAACTTTACGAGCAGATTCGCGACCTGCGTGATCGTCGCAGCCGACTATC